ACACTGTTTTGTCTGTTCTTTGGATCTTGCAACCGTGCTTCTCTACATACAAACGACAGGTCTTTAGTAGGGTCAGCATATCGCTGACTGAACTCTTGGAAACTGAAACTTCTATGTCGGAGTATTTGTCTTGCAATATCTCTGGTTGTGGTGATTTCAATACAGGCTGAGACCATTTCAAGTGGGCTCCAGTGTTGGTGTTTGACCAAGTATCGGATGAGTTTTTCTGATGTGTCTGTGTTGAGCTGATTAGAGGGATTGCTGACACGGGCACAATACGCAATGAGTTCCTGTGCGTCTTGTAGACCCATGCCTGCAAATTCTTCGGTTGGCTGACTGTAACTAAGTAATCGAACATTCATGTATTATAACTTCTTCTTCTTAAAAAATTGTTCTGTGCCTTTTTCAATATCTTTTTTAACTCTAGGTGTATCCAGTTTAAAATCAACATTCTCAATATTTTCTTCGTAGTTCTTTACTAGTTCTTGAAGTTGTTTTTCAAAGACACTCCATCCGTCCTTTCGGGCTTCAGCTGATATTTTTACTTCCCAAGTTTTGCCATCTTTGAAATTAATCAATACTGCATGTAAATATTTTATTGGTAGTACATTTAATTGCACTTCAGAAAATATTTCAGGCCAGTGTGCTACGACATCGCTGGGAAGTTTTTTCCCAGGTCGTGTCACTTAGCTTTCTTAGTAGGCACAAGTTCTTCTGCTTTGCGGCGCATTTCAGCGGCTTGTTTTGCCAGCTTATCTGCTTCACTGCGGAATCNTTTTGCTTGAGCTTCTGGAGTCATATCAGTAGGATCGGATGGCATTTCATTTACACTGCCAACTTCTTGTACTTCAACTTTTCCAGTATTTTTTGGCTTTTGCGGTTCTGCAATAGTCGATTTAATCGACAAAGCATCAACTGCAACACCTTGCTGTTCTGCAATAATTTGATTTAATTCACTCAACGGAATACGCACTGTATTATTGGGAATCATATCAACTTGATCAGTTGATACCTTAACTAACATACCTTGTGTATGCATTGCGGCCAGCATAATACTTCCGTCCGGGAAATTGCTACGAGCCATAACTTCGCCAAATTCATTAGCATTTTGACCACCGGTGCTTTCAACTAAATTGATTAAAGCATCGTGATAAGAATCAGGCAAATTTTCTGTTGGAGCAATCAAGCAATTATATGCATCGCCTGGCAGTGTACGAAATACCACAATACACTTTTTACTATTAGTCCTAATTCTACCTACGTGTTTGATTTCTGACATAATTTTATCCTTGTGCTGTTCCAGCCTGAGCAACTTTTTGGGCTTCTGCCTGTTTAGCTACTTGGTCTAGAAAAGCTGTTAATTTATTATAGGTTTGACCAACCATTTGCATTTCGGCTGGTTTAAAAGCACCTCGTGTACTAGCCACGTCAATAATAGCTTTCATTGCACTCAAATCCTGAATGTTTAAATCAGTACCTGGATCTTTGCCCTCAGTTTGCGGTTGTTCTGTTTGCGGTTGTTCTGTTTGCAGTTGTTCTACTTTATCAGTCATAATATCTCCTTATTGAAAAAGCACAATATAATTTATCTGTTTAGAATTCAGGTATAGGCAATCTTGAAAAAACTAAGTTCTTTCTCGACCTCAAATCCTATCTTAGTAATATAAACAATTGTGTTGGTATGATCTAGTACTAGATCCTGTCCTATATAGTATCGCCCGTTAAGATTTTGACGTATCCAACTATCTACTTCTTTAGTGAGATTGGGAGCAAACTTATCTAATGTGGTATAGTTAAAATGCGGGCAAGCAAACTCAACCCTGCGTAAGCCAAAATAATTTAACGGGTTGGGTTTGCCAGCTTTTAATGTCATTCTTTAAATTCGTAGTAGGCGTGTTCGCCCCAAGGAGGGACAATTTTGTCATTACCATGAATAATGAATACTGTATCGCAATAGTTCTCATCTCCCCATGATCCATATGGATATCCATCTGTAAACATGATGAACTTTTTAGGCTGAATATCATTTTCTTTCATGTATTCCCAATTAGCCATAAACTCAGTACCGCCACCACCCATAGGTTCGTACTCGTCAAACTCGTCTACGTTGTAACTATTGTAGTCTGCTTCGTTGTAAACACNAGTATCAAAACACCATACTTTAATACTAAAATCTTGATATTCTTGCATAATACCTTTGATCTCTGTCAAGAAGTCTTTGGCTTGTTCATCGCCAATAGAACCACTCATATCAATGCCTACACAAATATCGATTGTTTCTTTNAAGTTAGTACCTGGAAGAATCGCACCCATGTGCCAACCTTTTCGGTTAGGACGCATAAAACTAAAGTCATCCTTAATAACACTTTGTATTTGCTGACGGATAATTTCACGCCAGTTCATCTTAGGCTCTGTGAGTTCCTTAATCATGCGTTGGATACTTGCAGGAGTATTTCCTGCACCCGCGGCCTGCGCGGCCCCCATGGTTGCTTCACGCATCTCGTCACGAATCTTTTTCAATTCATCTTTGCTGTAGCTNGGGCGATTACCATTGGGGTCTTTTTCGCCCCAGTCGATGTGGTCGTCTAACAACTGGCCAAGTGCATCGAGTTCTTCCTCGTCCATTTCGTCAAAGATTTTNTCATAGATTTCTTCTGCACCCATACCGTANTACTTTGGGTCATGGAAGATTTTAATACCTTCAATTTCGTGATCACCAATACGGTCACGAACAACTTGTCCGTTCACACAATAGTCAGCCGCAATGTTAAAAATACGGTGGTTACGACCTTCGTTACGTCCCATATGATCAAATACGTTGTGCAAGATTTCGTGTGCAATAACAAATTCGATTTGTTTAATTGAAAGAGGTTCAAAAAACTTACGATTAAAATAGATAGCTCGACCATCGGTAGCCGCTGTATGACACCATTCTTCTGCTTCTTTAATTTGCAAACGAGTTGCCATATTGCCAAAGAATGGATGGCGAAGTAGTAGACCCACACGGGCTACAATAATTTTGTCGATAATTGGATCTATGTGTGACATGAATGCTCCTTTACTGTATGTATATATTATAACACCTCCCGAAGGAGGTGTCAAATGGTACTAAACCGTATTATTTACGACTTTCCTTGTCAGTGGCCTGTGCAATGTACTTGCCGTACTTGGCATGGAAGGCATCAAAACATTTNATTTCGTCCGGATCCAACGGCAGTTTGTAAGTGCTTAATGCGATCTTTGTGCCCATAATAACCAATTCAGTTTCAAAGTTATTCATCATAAATTCAAAAAAGTTATTAGTTTGGTCGTTCCAGTTTTTNGCATTCTTTTCGTTTGCATCTTTCAATTCGTAGCACAGGGACACAGTNAAAGAATACATGGCTGAAATTTCTTTTGAGTCCATCTTCTTAACCTTACCACTCAAAATATCGCTAGGGTTAGGCATTTTGCTAGAGTGTTTACGGTGTGCCATAAACTTAAGAGCAAGACCTTCACCAACTGAACCTGATACCAAATCAGTCAATGTGTCATTATCGCAGTCATCGTCGTGCAACAACTCACTTACAAATGACCAGCTACGTGGAGTAGCAAACGAGCGCGAGCTAGCTTTGGGATCAAAGTCGTACAAGTCTTTCTTGCTGAAAGTCAGAAAGCCCACAACATCAGTGTGGATTTTATTATCCACTGCCCAGTCAAAGTAGTCGTCCCAGTCCACTGTCATTTCCAAGTGAACAAAACGATTTGCNAACGGAGCAGGCATACGGAAAGTGACACCTTTGTCAGTTTCACGATTACCAGCCGCTACCATAACAACATTGTCTGGCAAGCTGTAAGTACCAACACGGCGATTCAAAATCAGCTGATAGGCCGCGGCCTGTACACTAGGAGCCGCACTGTTCATCTCGTCCATGAACAGGATAATTGTTTTATGTTTCTTAGAAAGTTCTGCATCGGGCAATTCTGACGGAGGTGCCCAAACCATTTTGCTAGTATTTGAGTCAAAGTAAGGAATACCTTTGATGTCAGTAGGTTCCCAAAGGCTCAAACGAACGTCGATCACATGAGCATCAAGCTCGGTACCAAGTTGTTTGATAATGTCGGATTTACCAATTCCGGGAGGACCCCACAGGAAAATTGGACGTTTGTTTTTGAACGCTTTGCGCAGGGATTTTTTTGCGCCTTTTGGTCCAACTGTTCGGCTGTTAATTTCTGCCATTTTGCATTTCCTTTAAGTTACGGGTTTAAATTGCTAGGTAATCTTTTACGCTATGTAAGTATTATAGCACCGTTCCAAGGTCACGTCAAGCAGAATCTTCTGTACTTTGCCTATTTTTCATGGCTTTCATTAGCCCAAATTTACGGATGTCGTCCGAAAACATATACAGCTCAAAACTTTTACGTTCGGAAAACACAGTAATACTTTGATTTGTGAGGAAATATGGACAGTCAATATATCTGTCCAAAAAGATTATGGTCTGCGGACTTAGCTCAATCAATTCGGTAAACGGAACTTCATAGCAAGCCAGATCCAATTCTTTTACCAAAAAATCCATTCCATCTTCAGTAAGTCTAAGGCCGCCGCCAATTTTGGTTCTGTTGTTTACAAACCACTTACGTTGAAACAATTGGACATTGGCCTCATCGCTACTCTTGTCCCATTGTTTTAAAAATATTTTGGTATATGTATTGTTTGATATCATTTAACTAAGGTACCGGTTGTGAGTTTATATACCTCAAAATCCGTAGTACCAAAAGTTAAATTTAGTTTTTTTGCTAGATTATGTGCATGACCGGGATTTGAGAAACTTGTCTTTTTGTACTTAGGTCCAGGATAGCTTGTGACACTACTAAAAGATTTGAGATTGAACGGCTCAGCTTTATAGAACACAGCCCAAATGGCTTCCGACTCTAAAACTTGTTCAGCTTTATAGGTTTTTTTACTGATATACTCTAATAATACTTTTGGTTTTGGTCGACTCATAATATACGTCTCGATATGTACGTATATATTTATCTATTTTTCCTCGCCAAACACTCCACCGTCTAGTTGTATGCTAACTACTTCGTTAGCACTGGATTGTTTTAAACTATGAAATAAACTTTCGTAATCTTGCGATAACTTGGTCAATACTTCAGTAAGGGCTATATTAAGTAATCTGGCCTGTTGAATTGTCATCTTTAGTTCTTTTTGTTGAGTCAATTCGGCAGATTTTAACAATTGAGTAAATTGTAATAGTGCGGCAGTATTAATTGGATTTTGCATTTGCCAACACCGCCTTCATTTCAAACTCACTCATAAACGGACCTTTATTCTCGTAGCGTTCAATTGTAATCAGTTTAGGACAAAAACTACGTACCCAACCTTTTTCAAATTTAATTGTGTAGTAACCTGCACAATATAAACTTTTACTGGCATTTGATTTAGTAAACAACGGTAGCTTACGTTTTACGTCATACATACTGTTATAAGGTTTACACATAGATGGAAATCCATGTACTTCGTATACTTCAGGTTCTGCAGAAGTTACTTTAACTTTGGTATTCTTTAAAAAGAACTCTTTACCAAATTGCTTTTGTAAATCTTCTTTTTTATTAAACATAACTTCGCCGTTGGTGCTTGATAACACAAAACGATTATTTTCTTTTTTATGTAGTGTGGCAATTTTGTTGCCGTCTTTCTCCACAATCCAAAACTTGCCATCTACAATGGGCTTTGCGTGTATTTCTGTCATAGTTGTTCCTCAAATAAATTTTGTGCGGCTTTGGTAGTTGGATATTTTGCTTGGAACGGTTCAGCATACGACTGTATGTTGTCTGCAATCTTCTTCATGTCCCATGCGTTGCAGAATTTAAGCATACGAATACCCACTTGATCCACAGTTTTAGGCACTGCATTTGTTTCAATAGTTTCAAGAATACATTGTTTGATGTCGGCAGGCTGTGCTGTTAAGTCGCACAGGTGTACGTTACGCAAATAATCCTCTAACACACGATGTT